AGGAGACCTTGAATATGATATCAGTGTTAATGGAGAGATTCCTATAACTGCTATATTTGTACAACAACTAATAGAAGATTTGCAAGACTTAGGAGTGCAAAAGGAAGAATTTATGGAAGAATTTAGTAAATGTTGGGATGACTTTGCTAATGGAGGTGAGGAATAATGCCTAATACAATTCAAACTGCTAAGGCAGAAAATAAAATAACTTTTAGTGCATTTATGACAAGTACTGGCATAAACAATAAAGTAAATAGCATCATAGGAGATAAAGCAAAAGGAGAAAGATTTATTTCTAGTATAATCAGTGCTGTTGCTGCTAATCCACAATTAGCAGAATGTGATAATGCAAGTATCTTGAGTGGTGCTTTACTAGGACAGGCTTTAAACTTAAGCCCTTCTCCACAACTTGGTAGAACCTACCTAGTACCTTTCAAAGATAAAAATAGAGGTATGGTAGCCCAATTCATCTTAGGATACAAAGGATACCTTGAATTGGCTCAAAGAAGTGGTCAGTATAAAGACATCAATGTAATAGAAGTAAGAGAGGGAGAGTACAAAGGAAGAGATAAATCTACAGGAAATCCTACATTTGAATTTATTGAAGATGATGACATAAGAAATGAAAAAGATGTAATCGGATATATGGCAACATTTACATTGTTAAATGGTTTTACTAAGACTTTATACATGACTAAAAAGGCTATGGAAAATCATGCTATTCAATATTCACAAGGATATAGAGCAGATAAAAAGAACGGAACATCTTACACATTCTGGAGTAAGGATTTCGATGGTATGGCATTTAAAACAATACTAAGACAATTGATTTCTAAATGGGGAATGCTTAGTATTGATATGCAAAGAGGTTTTGAAGGAGATATGGGTGTTATCGAAGAAAATGGAAAGATAAATTATGTTGATGGCATCAAAGAAGTAAATCTAAATGAACCAGTAGAACAAACACCAAAAGAAGTAAATTTAAGTGAAATATAATATTTTAGGTTCTAGTAGTAAAGGCAATTCCATAATCGTTGAAGATATTTTGTGTTTGGATGTTGGAATATCTTATACTAAAATTAAAGATTACTTCTCAAAAGTAAAATTGATATTCATAAGCCATATACACAAGGACCATCTTAACCCTGCAGCCATAAAACAACTAGCCTATAATTTCCCAAATATGAAATTTTTAACAGGAAGCAAGGCAGTTGTTGGAAGGCTCGTGGAATTGCATGTATCAAAGAAAAACATATTTTATATAGATACATCAAAAGGAAATAACTGGTTTAATTTAGGACTAATTTCTGTAAAATTAGAGCCATTAGCCCACGATGTAGAAAATTATTGCTTACATTTTGATATACATGGTAAGAAAGGTATCTATATTGTGGATACAAATAATGTTGATAATATAAATGCCAAAAATTATGATTTGTTTTTGGTGGAAAATAATTACCAAGAAAGTGTCTTGAAAAGGCATATACAAGAATGTGTAGATGAGGGGCAATTGAGATATTTAAATCGTGTTCCACATACTCATCTTTCAGCCGAAAAAGCAAACACTTTCTTGATAGAAAATATGGGAAGTAACAGTGAATTTTGTTACATTCACCAAAGTTCATACAATTTTGAAGGAGAGGATTATAATGGGAATATTTAAAAGACATAATGAACTAAAAAAAAGATATGAGGAGTTAAGCAATAACTACGAATTGTTAGTTAAAAGAAATAAAGATTTATACGATAGAGACATAGAACATCAAAAAAAATATAAAGAAAAAATACATGAATTAAAGGTAGAAAATGCTAAATTGAAATTAGAATTAGAAGATACTAGAGGCTTTCTTAAACAAGAAAGAGATGCTAAAGAAGAACTTTTAAGACAAAGAAAGAAAGTTACTACTAGTAAAAAAGAAAAAGCAGTAGTTAGAAAGCCAGTTAAAAAAGAAAAAGCAAAAACAAAGGAGGAAAAATAATGGAAGAAAAATTTTATACATCTAGCGATGGTACTAAAACACCTATGAAAGATGTTGAATTTACACATCTTTCAAATGCTCTTGCCAAAAGATATAGAGAAATATTTAATTCTACAACCAAAGATGAATTTGGACAAAGACTTCAAGAAATAAATGATATAAAAGAAGAAATGTACAAAAGAATTAATGAATTTAATGATACACTTAAAGATTAAAGGGGGTGTTAAAAGTGGAAGAAAATAACAACGAAGAAGAATATTATATTGGTTATAAAATCAATACTAAAAACACTTATAAAGTATATAAAAATTCATATAATGGAAAGGATTTTTATAAAATACAAGTAAAGAAGAAAAATTACGATGGTACATCAACCTCATTCTATAAACAAATAAGATTTGTGAAATGTACTCCTCCTGAAGATGGAGAGATAATAAAAATACACAAAGGTTTTGAAGACTTATACACAAATAGTGTTGATAAATACAATTGCATTTCTGTTGTAGTAATAACAGAATACGAAAAAGTATTTAATGAAGTTGTTAATCAAGAACAAGCCTATGCTAGATATCAAGAAAGTCTAAATGAAGAAGAAGACATTCCAGAAATAGATGAGGATAGTTTACCATTCTAATGAAAGGAGAAAATTATGGAAACATTATTAGTAATATTTAAAATTTTTGCACTAGTTGCAGGCATTTTACTTCTTGCAATAGTTATATTTTCAATAATTCAAACACTAGTTGCAGAAGTAGTGTCTAGAAGAAAAAACAAAGGGATAAAAGAAACATTAGAAAAAGTGTTAAAAGGCATAGAAGAAGAATTAAAATCTCAAATCGAAGATGATGACAAAAAAGAAGATAAAAAAGAAAAAGAGGATGAATAAAAATCCTCTTTTCTGTATATAAAGGTATTGACTTTTATATATAAAGGTGTTATACTTATATTGTCGAAAGGGTGATTTTAGTGAAAGGGCTGAGTAAAAAAATCTTTGAAGAAGCATACTTATCTGCTAGACTTAGAGAATTGGCTTCTGAACAAGATTATGAGAAAGCACAACTTATAAGGAAAAAACAAAATGAACACTGGAAAAAGTATTGCTTTTTCAAAAACTTGAGTAAGGCAGTTGAAAAAAGTAAGAAAGGTGAAAGGAAATGAATGAAATAATTTTAAAAGAAAATAAATCTTTAACTATTGAACCTTTGATAAAGAGGTTTCTAAATTATGTTGATGTAAGTGATAGTAGTGTACAGACCTACAGTGTTGGTTTGGCACAATTTAATAACTATCTTAAAGAAAGCAACATAAAAAATCCAACTAGAGAAGACATAATAGGCTTTAGAGAAAGTCTAAAAACTACACACAAACCGAATACTGTTAATGCTTATTTAATAGCAGTAAGAAATTTTTATTCTTGGTTAGAATATGAAAACATTACTAAAGATGTATCGAAAAAAGTAAAAGGAATCAAATTAGAAAAGTATCACTTAAAAAGGGGTTTATCTCAAGAAGAGATAAAAAAAATATTAGATGTATGCAAAGATACTAGAGAAGAATTACTAATAAAGATTATGATAATCTGTGCTTTAAGAATAAACGAAGTTAGAAATATAAGGTTAGAAGACTTCTATGATGATAGAGGAGTTGTTATGCTTAAAGTACTAGGTAAGGCAAGAGAAGGATTAAAACAAGATAGTGTAAAAATAGATGATAGATTGCTAGAACTAATAAAAAAATATTGTGAAGAATACAATGTTAGCGATTATTTATTCTATTCCACTAGCAACAATAGTTTTGGCAAAGTGATGAGTACAACATCGCTTAGAAAGATTATAAACAATTTATTTAAAAGAGCAAATCTTGATATGGATAAACTATCTCCACATTCAACCAGACATACATCAGTTGAACTTGCATTAGAGAGTGGTATCCCAATTCAAGAAGTAAGTGAATTTGTCAGACACAAAAACATTTCAACTACGATGATATATGCAAAAGAGTTGAATCAAAGAAATAGCAAAATTGCTAATACATTAGGGGATTTCATATTTGAGGGGTGATTAAAATGAGAAATGATATGAAAAAAAGATTAGAAAAGTTAAATAGAGTACCATTATACATTATACAAAAAAGGAAAATAAATAAACTCGAAAGAGAAATAGAATCGCTGCAAGAAACTATAAAAGATGACCTTTATGTTTCTTTTATGGAAAGATTAGATGAAAATTACGAAGTTGAAAGATTGAGAAAAGAAAATAGAAATTTGAGACTCAAAGTAAGAGAATTGAAAAAACAAATACCAATACAAACTCAAAATAAAAAGGCTCGTAAAAACAAATGACAATAGAATACAATGATGGTAATGCTAGAGATGATTTCTCTACAATAATAAATCAATCAGCCTCAGAGTTATGCAGAGGTAGTGTAGTGTATTTGTTTTCTCAAGACCAAGTTGACTTAGTAAAGAAAATTGCAGCAGAAAAATATGGGATAGATGTATCGTGTGTAAAGAAAGATTATTATTGGGAACTTAGAAAAATTAAAGGAAAGAAGAGTGATGACAATGGATAAAACGGAATATTTAGGAAAGATGGAAAATAAAAATTACATAATGGAAATACACGAAATGGAAATAATAAATCATTATGGAGTTATACCTCAACTTAAATATATGCAAACCGAGATGTTTGAATTTGTAGAGGCTGTGTTAGATGCACAACATTATCTAAAGCAGGAAGGTATTTTGCTATCAAATAATTTGATTGAGCATATAGAAGAGGAATATGCAGATATAACGATGATGTTAGAACAAATAAAACTTTATTATGAATTAGATGACAACAATATAAGAAAAATAAAAGAAGAAAAGATAGATAGACAGTTAAAACGAATAGATGAGGAGAAAAAAAGATGATTGGAATAAACACAGAATTAAGGGATATGATAATTTCTGCCTTTAGATATAGTCTAGGCAGGCAAACATATATAACTGATGAAACTTGCTCGTTTATAATGAAACATCCTGAACTTATAAACGAAAGAGTTAAGTGTGTAATGTTAAAAGATTTACAAGAATTGGATTCTTATTATCCAAGTGGAGGGGTTGATTTTTATGTATTTAAAGGGTTTGAAGAATGGTTAGTAAATTTGGAGGTAAAAGATTAATATGATAGAAATTATAAAAAATGAGAATAAAATTAGAAAATTATTAGGGAATGATTATTGCTTAGAGACTAGTGTTGTGTTCCCAATACAAAAAGAAAGAAGAGGTCGTTGGGCTTTATACAGTGATAAAGATATCTACTTAGAAAGACCAATTATGACAAGTGAAACTAATACAGAAAAGGAATTATTAAAATTTGCTAAAAAGCATCATGAATATAATATAACTTTATTTCATTCTAAATTGAGAGTAGCAGTAGCAATTGTTATGATGATTGCTGCATGGGCAAATATATTTATTAATAGCAGTACTATAAGAATAGTGACACTTTCAGTAGATGCTTATTTGGTATTTGAATGTATATTATCAGGGCTTGTTGATAATCATAATTTTAAAGTAAAGATTCTTAAATTTAGAGAAGAATTTAAATATTTAAGAGGGGAAGAATACAATGAAGAATATAGAGGAGATTAAAAAAACACCTAATTTATTCATAGAAGCAGAGACAAAAAATGATGGAATGGGTGGAAAATATTATGATAAATACACTGGCAAATGGTTAAACTTTATTTTTAGTTACCAAATGGGCTGGGAACATTTATCAGTTAGTATGCCAAGCAGAACTCCTACTTGGGACCAAATGTGTATTATGAAAGATATATTTTGGAATAAAAATGAGGCTTGTGTTGAATATCATCCGAGAGAAGAAGATTATGTAAATAACCACAAGCATTGTTTACATATATGGAGACCAACACATGAAACTCTTCCTACTCCACCAAGTATATTAGTTGGATTCAGGAGTGAAGAAGAAAAACAAGCCTTTTTAATGATGGCAAATGCTATGGGAGTTGAAATAAATAAATGGGAATACAATAAGAGAGAGGAAAACAATGAATAAAGAATTAGCATTAAGAACATTTGCTTATTTAATTGGACATTACAAAACACATAATGCAACAATAATAAATAAACAAGAAATTGAAGCAATAGAGTTCATATTAAATGATAATGAGTTTTTAGAACAACAATTACATGATGCCAGCATACAAATCCAAGAATTGATAGAAAAAGATATATGGTGTCCTAGTAATTGTGAAAAATTAGAAAAATTACAACAAGAAAATAAACATTTAGATAAAGTCAATTGTAAATTAAGAAAAACAAATGAACAACTAAAGGATAATTGGATTAAGTTAAAAGAATGGTTAAAAGAATATGAAGAAGGCACTTATGGTCTTGGTTCTTATGAAACGGGTCTTTCTGATGGATTGGGAGATGTAATTAAAAAAATGCAAGAACTAGAAGGAAGTGATAACAAATGATTGATATAATAATTAATGATGATTATGCAGTATTAACAACAACAAACTATGGTTTCTACTATGGTTATGAATATGATACGAAAGAATGTGGATGTGGAGAAACTGAAGAAATATGGGGATTTGAGGTTAATGGAAACAATGGTAAATTATTTGGAATTAGTGTTGATGATATGAAAAAGATAAAAGGCTGCCCTAACGAATGGGATTGTGAAGCAATGCTTTTATTTGGCATGGGTCTATTTATTAACAAAGTAACAATTGATTTAACTAAGAAAGTAGATAGTGATGATTAAATGAGTAAAATGTTATCTAAAATGAATTTAATATCAGTAGTTCAACAATTGCCTAAAGAAGATATAGAAACTATACAAGGATATGTTGAAATGATTGAAGAAAAAAATCAAGAATTAAAAGAAGAACTTGAAGAAAGTAAAGATAATTATAATTGCTTGTTAAATCAAAAAAAACAATTTGAATACATAATGAGCAAACAAGTGGATTATCAAGGTCAACAAATAGAATTTATATTATATTTAAGGCATTTATCAAATTGGTATTCTACCGATGGAGTAAAGCAAGGAATAGTAAATGAAATTTTACAAAAATATAGAGAAATAATAGGAGTATCAGATGAAAAGAAATGAGTTTGAACAAAAATATCTAAACAAAATGGTAGAAGTCATATTATATGATAATAACACTTTTAAAGGTTATTTATATTCAACTAATGAATATATGATTAAAACAAAATTGTTAGATATGAAAAACTATTATTTTGTAGGCAATGACATAAGAGATAATGGTGTAAGATTTAGAAAATCGCACATAAAAAAGATAAGGTTAGTTAGTTGTTTAAATATAAATAAATGCTATAAATTAGGAGATGATAAATAATGAATAGAAAAAGAATAGAAAAAATATTACATAATTGTTCTAAAACTATAGATGTATCCGTTAATAGGGTTGGAGCATCCAATGAAATATTCAAATATATAGAAGATTTAGAACAACAAGTTGAAAAACAAAAAGAAGTAATTAATAATTTTTTAGACATTGTAGATAAAAGTAAAATGTTGTTAAATAATCCTGATTTATTAGATTTATATTTAAAAATAAAAGAGGTGTCAGAATGAATTATAGAGAAAAAATAAGAAAAGCGATAGAATGTCCACAATTTGGTAATACAAGATATGGTGAGTGGGGAGCATTAAATTTAGAAAAAAGAAAGTATATAAAAAGATTATTAGATGAATTAGATAGTGCTGATAATTGTGTTAAAAGATTATATTTGAAAAATAAGAAGCAAAAAGAAGTAATTGATAAAGCAAGGGAATGGGTAGAAAAAAATAGATATTACTTTCCTGCCCCTGATGAATTATTAGATATATTAAAAGAGGTGAAATAAATGACTAAGGAGGAGCAACAAGCATTTGAAGCAGGCAAGAAAGCAATAAAAAGATTACTTATAGAAGAAAAGCGAATGAAGGCAAAATTAGAAAGAATACAAAAAGATAAACTTGCTTGCATAAGAATTTTAACAAGCGATGAATATTGTGAAGAAATATTAAAAAAAGAGGTAGAATAAATGAAAGATGAGATAAATGTAAATTTGAGTAGTTGTTTAGTAGAACGAACTAATATAGGAAGTTATGAATACATAAATATATGCACTGGGGAAACAAACAAAATTGATTGGGATTTAAAAGACTGGACCAGTTTAGGTTTGATTATTATAATTATAATAGTCCTAATTATTATGGTCGGTTCACTTATAAAAGAATTTATTAGAAAGTAGGATGGTAAATAATGGAAGATATACATACTATTATTCATAGAAAAAAAGAGCGATTAAAAAAACTTAATGATTTTAATTATATAACTACTATGAACGATGCTAAAAGGAATAATGAAATTTATCGTTTAAAAGGTTATATCGAAGCCTTAAATGATGTTAAAAATAAAAAAATATATACACAAGAAAGGGATATACTTGAAAGAATTTATGAAAATGAAAATAATAAATAATACTAGTTTAAATTATTTAGCAATTGGCTCAATAATAGATGACATATTATCAAACACAAAAGGAACTACTCATTATATAGGACAAATAGAATGGACTATATTAGAAATTAATAGTCATAAAATAACAATAACAATAAGGTATTTAAAAAGTTATGTAGAATGGAGATTTGATGAAAAATGAAAATAATAATGTATGAGTTATTAGGATTAGTAAAAGATGGTAAAGCACCTAAAAAAATAAAATATGGTAATGTAAAACTTAAATATAATGAAGGATGTGGAGATTATTACCCTTATTATGGTGAAGGTTTATTTGAATATAAATTTGGAAATTGTAAAAATTTTCTAAATGATGAAGTAGAAATAATAGAAGAAAATAAAAAGATAGAAAAAATAAAGATTTTAATTGATGACATCAATACAGAATATGTAGCAAATGATAAAGGTGAAAAATTAAGTTATTCGAAGAGTGATTTAATGTTTGCTGATAGAATCAATGAATTAATTGATGAAGTAAATAAATTAAAAGGAGAAAAGTAATGAAAGAAGAAATGCTAAAAAGTCTAAACGAAATTAAAAATGGATATGATGCTTATTATATTGAAAACAAATATAGTGAAGAAGCAACACATAAAGAACAATTTGAAAAATTAAGAGAATATCTAAAAGATGATGGAATGAGTATGAGAGCATTGAATTGGATATCTCACTGTTATGACTGTTACTATAAAGATGATAAAGTTTATAACATAGAAGGTGATGCCAATCCATTCTATTACTTAGAGACAAAAATAAAAGAGGTGAAATAATGTTTGACTCAAGAGAATTAACAAAGAGAGGCTTGGAAAGAGAATTAAATAAAGTGCTAGAGAATTATATGATAATATATGATGAATACTATGAAACAATGAGTAGAGACAGTGTTTTTCTAAAAGATTTAGCAGATGCCATCTTAGGAATAAGTGCTTGTCTTGAGGTTTATGCCAGAGATAAGTACATACATCCAAGTTATGTTATGGAAAAATTGGAAAATAGTAAGCACTATATAGATGCTTGTATAAAATATTACGATAATAAGCAGAAAAACAATTAAATAAATATTTGAGAAAGGACTAGATAAAATGGAATTATGGATTAGAAGTCAGAATAAAGAATGTTTAATAAAACTAGATGATTATATAAATTATTTTTATGACGATGAAGAAAATGAGCATGGAATCGGCTCACACATGTTTACTTTAGGTGTTTATGAATCAAAAGAAAGAGCATTAGAAGTATTAGATGAGATACAAAATAAAATTAATTTGATTAATTTAGGGCATGATTTTGGCAGTCCAATGGTAGATTTAAAAAACCCAACATATATTTATCAAATGCCAGAAAAATAGGAGGAATAATATGCGAAAAAAGCAAGAGTTTGAAGAAAATAATATAATTAATTTTGGTGAAGGTTGCTGGGGGATGAATATTAGTTTTTTAGATGATGGAAATACAAACTGGAAGAAACAAACTAGAATTTCAGGGCATTATCCATACAGAAGTAAAATTAAAAAGGGAACTTTGTTAATTAAAAAATGTAGTTTAGGTTATTTATACTTAAGAGTTAAAAAGGTTGAATATTGTAGAGACCCCGATGATATGTTTTTTGCAAATGTTATATATATTTGCAACGATAAAATGTTATCAAAAGAAGAACATAAATATTTAGAAGATAATAATTTATACAATTATTGTAATTAAAATGTGAAAATTAGGAGGTAATTATGAAAGATATAAATATTAATTACGAAGGTTTGAACTTTGAAGAAAAGATATCATTAAAAATAAATTATTTATTAAGTTTACCAGCAAGTGAAGCCGTAAAGAGTGCCTTACTTAACTTGAAGTGGGTACTAGAGATATATCAAGAAGAAAAAATGAAAGGAAGAAGAAGATAATGGATTTAAAAGCATTTGTAAATACTTATGATGAAAAGATAAGTAATTATATTGAAAAAAACTATGGTGAAATACCTCGTTGCAGGGGATATGAACTTATGAGATTAGTTGAAAAATATGGAAATGATAGTGATGAACAAACATCTTTATATGATTCGTTTGTTGGGCAAGATGTAATTTATATTCATACAAGATGTGGAGATTGTGGTTTGGGTTACGAAGATGAAGAAAGCAATTATGTTTATTGTGGTGCTAAAGAATGGGAAGAAAAGTATAAAGATTTGTTTATAGCACATTGTACTGATGAATTTGATAGCACATATTGTGACCATTATTTCAAAGCAGTAATTAATGATGAATACAAAGAATTAATTAAGGATGAGGTGATGTAATGAAAACAATAAAATCAAGATTAGGAAAAGCAATAGCAGTATTTAAAAACGAAAATAAGTTTAAGTATGGCTACAGAGTAAAAGTTGTTAAAAACAATGGATTAAAAAAGTATGATAAATACATAGGCAAAGTAGGCATTTATGATGGATTAGAATACTGGAATAAAGAAAAACCATTTAGAGTAGATTTTTTAGATGGAACATGTCTATGCTTTAGTGAAGATGAACTAGAAAAGGTAGATAAATAGTGGAACCACATAGAAGAAGAGAACTATTAAAGATTAGAAAGTCTTTTCTAGAAAGATATAAACTAGCAAAACAATTTAAAGATAAATTTTATACTGAATATTTTGCAAAGCAAATAAGAGAAATAGATAAAGAACTCAAAGAAGAATAAGACAGATTCAGATAAAAATGGAGGTATTTTAAATGAGAGAAATAGAATTGATAAAAAAATATAATTATGACCAAAAAAAGGCTCACGATTTACTTAAGGAAGAATTTGTAAAAGATTTACTAGAAGAAGTAAAAGACTTAATAAAAGAAAATAAAGTACTAACAAGGCAACTTGAATATATCAGAAGTGGAGAATATCTCAATCAATTAAAATTTGAAAGAAATATGCTAGAAGATGTAGTTTCTAATGGTGAAGTTTCAGAAACAGATAAAGCATTCATAGATATGACACATAGAAATACTGAATTATTAGAAGAAAACAAAAAACTCAAAGAAAGAATAGATTATTTAGAAAGAAGTAATAACAGAAGAGAAGAATTGATACTGGAATTGAGGGAAGAATTGATACCAAGCAAAGGAGATAATGAAGATGTTTAGGAATAAACTCTTTTGGACCATTGCTGCTTTAATTTTCACTCTAATAAACATAATTGTTATTATCTGTGGGCTAATTAAAGCCTTTCTATATGTTTTTGGTAAATAAGATGTGTAAAATTAATTCAATGAAAGAAATGTTTGATTACTTAGACACCATCAACGATGCTGATGACTTAATGTATGATGATTGCAAACAACATAGTTTCCTTTACGAGGAAGATTATGAAAAGATATTAGAAGTAGTGCTTAGCCTATACAAGAAGCCAAAAAGAGTTGTGGACATAGGCAGCAATATGAATCAGTATGCTTATATGTTTGAAAATGCAGGAATAGACTACATAGGAATAGATTTGTGGAATGCAGATAGAAGAATGAAACCATACGAAAGTAAACATGTTAAGTTTATAGGAGCAAGGTATGAAGACATTTCAGACTGGTTTAAAAACGATGTCGTTATAAGTAATTTATGTGTTAATTATCTAGTGAAAAGAGAAGATGTGAAAGCAAAGCATCTAATAACAAATGAACTTGTTGATACAAAGTTTGTTGCAAAAATATGGTGGTAAAAGGAGGAAAGATTATGGGGAAACCATTAATTTATGATAAACCAATGACTAAAGCCCAAGCAAATGAAAGGTATAAAGATAAAATGAAGTGTTGGAAGAACAGAAATTATTCTACATTTTGTTTTCATCTTCCAATAGATTTGGTAAACGAATTTAGAAAAAGAACCAAAGCAAATGGAGATACTCAAAGGCAATTAGTCATACAAATGATGAAAAATTATATAGAAAATGATAGGAGGAAAAGCAAAGATGGTATGTAGAATTAAAACCAAAGAAGATTTAGAGTTGGAATTAGCAACAATGAAACTAATGTTACACTCTATGTACGATACTTTTGAGGACCTTCTCAGCAAGATTGCTGGAGACCCAGAACTTAACAACACTAGATGGGAATGGGAAGAAAATTGTAGAAAAAAAGCAAGAGAAATATTAGGAGGAAAATAATGGAAGAAGCAGTAAGAGATGAGATAACAAGAAAAGATGGAGTGACTTATAAAAGAAAGCCAAAAGATAAAAAGTACGACTGCTACTTATCCGTAAAAGTCAAATCAGAAATGAGAGATAAACTTAAAAAAAAATGCAAGGAGAATGGCACTAACTATGCTGCTGTACTAAGAAAATTAGTCAGAATGTACATAGATAGTTAAACTAGAACTAAATTTGACTTACATAAATAAAAGATGTTATAATTAATTCATACAAACTAGAACTAAAGGAAAGGAATTGAATTTATTATGGCAAAAACAAAAAACAGTACTAAAAGTTATTATCAAAAGAACAAGAAGTACAGAGAAGAACTTATAAAGAAAGAAACTGAAAAGCATAAAAGAAATAGACCAAAGTATGCCAAAGAACAGAGAGAATACTACAAAGATAGTGAAGATTACAGAAGTTATAAGAAAAAGTATGCTAAGGCTTATAGAAAAAGAGAACCTATCAAATCTAAGGCTAGAAAAGATAGGAAGGCTCTAAAAGAGAGATAATATAAGTTTTATAAGAGAAGAGACAAGTAAGAAGTTTCTTCTTTTTTTACAACCACACTGAAAATTAAGAAGTTTTTAGAGAATTTGTTAAGAAGTTTTTGAATTTTTTCACCAAGAAGTTTTTGAAAAAAAGTGACAGAAACGGCAAAAATTTTCACTAAGAAGTTTTTCAGTTTTCATAGAGAAGTTTTCAGTTTTTTTGAAATCAAAATAAAAAAGATGCCAAAAAAGATAGATTTTATCTATCAATTTTGAAATCTTTAAATATTTTTTGTACTTTTTCTTCAAGACTTTTACTTGCTTTTTGGAAATAGGTATCTTCTTCATAGTAATTACATAAGTCATTTTCCATTTGATTATACAACCCACTACAATTATTATATACTAGGTCGTATAATATTTCTTCTCTGACTGCTGTTTCAAACTCTTCCCAAGTAATATTTTTATCTTTAATATTGTCGGGCTTTCTTACACAATCAATATTCCAATACCACTCTGTTTCAGTCAAACTCCAAGTCCTTGTATATTCTACAATTTCCTCTGTCAATTGTTTTAATTCTTCCATAATTCCTCCTTTTCTTAACCTAATTATACCACCTAATTTTTTTACTTATGACTATAGGACTAATTTTTTTAATTTTTATAGAATATTTTTTCTATTTTTTTACTTTTGACTAAATTAAAACAAATAATCTTAATTCTGGCTTAGGTATTCAAACCATATCAAACAAAACACACTTGTCTAGTGTAATCATACTAGGAACATATAAAAGTCTCTTAAAACTAAAATAAATGCCTTTAAAATGCAATCACAATATTTGACTATTTCAAAATGACAAAAAAAGACTATTTCTAGTCTTTATTTTCTAGGTTTATAACCTGCACCCTCAAGAGTTAATATAATAATTTTAAAGAATATATATAATATTATCATTTATTCTACCACACTATCAATATAATCTCTTAAATCATCACTCATAAAGAAATCACTATCATAAATTGTATTATCTAAGTCTTCTAATTCTTCATCTGATAATGATTTTACCACTTCTCTATCACTTCTTAAGAATAATGCAAGTGCTAATTCAAAAGTCCTATAATCTTTTTCACTTAACCTCTCTAATTCTTCCATAATATTTAATACATCTTTTCTTATTTTTTCCATAACTAAATCACTCTCCTTAATAATATTTTTAAACATATTTACAATCATATCTCTATTATCTTCATAATCTTTATTTATCTTATTACTTACTTTTTTTTGTTCTTTTCTTAATTCTTCTTTTAAAAAGTCATTTTCTTTTTCTAAGACTAAAATATAATCTATTAATTCTTCAAAAGTTAAATCACTCAACATATTAATCACTATCCTTAACTTCAGTATGTACCCCTAAGTAGTTATTCAAATACCACTCAAAACAATTAAACATTTCTTGTGTTAACTGTGCATCATCTAATATATTATCTATAATATAATTTTTATCTGCATCAGTTAAATCATTAACTTTATCAAATACTTCACTATTAAATTCAGTATTATCAAGCCAAATATTAAACTCTTCTTCCAAACCTTTTTTAAACATTATTACTCACTCTCCTTATTTTCTAATTCTTCCACAATAGATAGTTCAAATTTATCAATAAATCTTTCTAAAAACTCAAGCATAATATTAAAGTCCGTTTCCGTAAGTTCTGCCTTGTACTCGCTTTTATAATCATCATCTAATTCATTGTTAAATTCGTTTTGTAGTGCATAAATTAAATCTTTCACTTTTTCAATAGTTATTTTTTTATCTTCAAACATATTCACTCACTCTCCCATTTCCTTATTGCTTTTTCTTCTAAATCATCTCTTATATCATCTAATTTATCAACGAAGATATTACTATCTCCACTACTATAGAATATTCCTAAATCTCCTAAATCATAAATTAAATCAACAAGTTTACTATAACTATTATAATATTCTCTTTTATTATGATTTTCTTTTAAATCAAAATATTTATTTAATATATCATTTAACATCTTAATCACTCTCCTTGCTTTCAATATAAATATTATCACTGCTAGTAAACTCATCTATACTATAACCTAAATACCCCATGTGGTCATAATTAATAACTACTATGCTATTGTTATCATAGTCTTCTAATTCTTTTAATAAATCTTCATAATCTTCACTATCTTTAAACTCATTATGAATATATTTTTTTATTACACTTACTTGTCCTAATAAACAATCTCCATTATCATATAAACTATTATTCATCATAACTATTCACTATCCTTACTCATTGCCAAAAAACTAATTTTATTTGCCATTATATACATTTCATTATCATTGCTTAGTTTACATAAGCAAGCATCAACACCTATTAAGTCTCCCATTTTACAATACTCAAGTGTTGCTAATTTAATTTCTTTATTTTTAACTAGTACTTTAATGAAGTCGCTATCATAGTCTCCCATTTTATTTTTATAATATCTAGGTACTGCTATTGTAATTTCAGCACTCTCTCTATTTTCTTCTATCTTTGTTATTCTTCCAATCAACATAACTCTATTCATCATTTTATTCACTCTCCTTAACTTCTTCAATTCCTACATAATGTGAATAATTACATCTGATATTATCAATTAATTCATCTAAAGAATTATACTCACTATTCTCACTATTTAAAATCTCCCTTATAAGAAAATTAATTGTAGCCATATTTTCCCTCATATTATCTTCTTTATTTTTGTATTTAAACTCATAAACACGAATTTTTTCACATACCACTACTTCTTTAGTCTTAATTTTCATATTACATCATCTCACTTTCTATATCTTCAATATTTTCTTTCATTTTATCAATTAATTCTTTTATTTTTTCTATTTCTTCTTCAGAATACTTTTTGTTCCATATATAATAATCATTAAATAGTACTCTTGCATTTTCAAATAGAATAAATATGTTATTTTTTATGTTCCAATCACTTCTCATATTATTCCACCTCCACTTTTAATAAAATTTTCAATGATTTTTCCGTTCCCCTTGCCAAGATAATATGGGTTTTCTTTATTTTTTTCTTTACATAGACTATACATAATATTGTTTACCTCGTATAATTCTTGTCTATCAAATATTTCGTAATATTCTTCAATATAACCTCCACTCAATATAGTCTGCACCATATATAGAGTATCATCTATGCTTAACTTATAATATTCATTATCATAATCTATCTTTGATATAATAGCATAAGTCCCATTAACACCATTTTCAACATAGCATTTTGCATAATCTAATGCTTTATTATAATCTAATTCAAATGCTACATTTTCATCATAATAACCATATTGTTTGTCATAAACATTATTATAGCAATCATAATCTTCGTGTCCTTCATCTTTAGTCCATAAAACACCAACCTCAATTTTATATATATTGAATTTTAATTTGATATTGTTAACCATTTTATTCACTCACTTTCTTTTTCCCATACATAAATCTATTCTTATTCTCTTTATCGTACATTATAATGTTTTCTCTTCTCTGCTTAGGAGTTAAGCCATTATAAACCACATAGTAATTGTCTAAGTCAAAAGGAATAGTTATATCTTTTAAATCGTTACTTTTTGCAATCAAGTCAAAATTGTTATAATCTCCCTCAATAAATGCTTTAAATATCATAGAGCCAACCAAACCCTCTTTATTATAATAACTTAATATATGCTTAGTAATGTCTTCTATCTCATTTGAAAACACATTTATATCAAAAACCCTAAATCTCTTTCTATCTATTAAAGTGATTTTTTGTGAAACCCCTCTAATCAAAATATAACTATACATTTGTTGCCACCACCTTATTATACTTTCTGATTGTTTCTCTACACCAATCAAAAAACTCTTTTAAATGTTTTATGTCGTTGAAGTTATCAATATTAAGTAAGTAACTATTATTTCCAATTAAATCACTAGCATACCATTTGATTTCTTTTTCAGTAATCACATCTTTATCAAAATATTCCATAACATCAAATATATCAAAACACTCTACAAACTTAAATCTTCTAAATCTTGTTCCCTCTTCATTATAAATCTTTCCATAGGCTATATAATAATAATTATGTGCCATATCATTGTTAACCTCTAATAACTTATACATTCTTGTAATTCTAAAATCTACCATAACAAACATCTCCTCTCATTTCTTTTAATTATATATAATAGATTGTATCAACAATATTCTCGTTCTTATCATAGATATATCTACATACAAACTCTATGATAAGTGGAGACTTGCCGACTTCTGCTAATTCAATACTACAATTATAACAATCATTTACTTCATCATATTCACTATTACAATTACTTATTTCACTACTATAATCGTATATGTTATCACTATAGTATCTATCAAAATATTTACTTGCTTTCTCTCCAATGTATTTACCTAATTCTTCATAACTAATTTTCTTCATACTATTCACCCTCCTTTACAAACTAGAACTATCTTGTATAATATTTACAAACTTATACAAACTAGAACTATTTTACCTATTTTTTTAATTTTTGTTATCTTTCTGACAACAATTTAATATTTCTATATAAACAAGCATTAAACTATTAACATATCTATTTTCATAGCAATTTCTAATATCTTCAATGCTGTCATATAGGACATCATCATTTTCAAAAGCCCAACCATATAGAAAATCTTTTGTATTGATTTTTTTTAGTGATTGATATTTGTTTTTATCAACATTTTTTCTTAGTCTTTTGATTTCCTCAAACATTTCCTCTAAATCATACATAATAATTTCTCCTTTCCCTCTTTGACAATCATATCATACCACACTTTTTTTCTAGTTATGACTATAGAAAGAAGTTTTTGATATTTTTGTAAAAAAGTTTTCATTTTCTATCTCAAAAAGAAGTTTTTCATATATTCTATAGAGAAGTTTTTTTCCTTTTCCATAGAATAATGATTTTTGATTTCATAGAACACTCTTTTTTTGCCTTTTGCCACCAATCAATCATTAATTAATTGATTGATAGACACCTCTTTTTTGATTACATATATATTATATCATTAAATATTTTTACTTATGACTATAGACAAAAAAACATCAAAAAAAAGAATACTTTTTTAGTATTCTTCGCTAATTATTAGATACTTTTTATCAATTAAATGTTTGTAACCATTGTCTATACTATATATTATATTGTTGAATATACTTTTATTATTCTTTAGGTTGATGTCTCTTCTTAATTCATTAATATTTAGATATTCTTTTATATATTCAATATCATTATTACTATTATTATATTTATATAATATGTATCTTCTTTTTCTTTTCATTTGCTTTTACTCTTCTTCTTGTTCTTCTTTGTAGTATGTTTCGTATGTCTCAGTGTCTTCAAATTCTAAATATTGCTCAATTTCTCTATAACCTGTCAAAATATAAAGAACATTGTCTAAAGTGTCCTCACAATACCCATCAAGTGCAACGGCTACGTCAAGAGTTTGCTCCTCTGCTATATTTGTATCTAATAAATAGTTATAATATTCTTCTAAAGTCATTTTATTTTACCTCTTTCCTTTTAAAATTATTTTATTGTTTATTTTACTAATTTACTTATGTAACATTTACAAGCATGTAAACTTAATAGATTAGTCTTTATATATTCATTATCTTTTTTTATATGCCACATATAGTCATTTATTAGTGGTATATACTCAATTTCACATACATAACCTTTATAGCTTATCATATTCAGCCACCTCCTTTTTTATACATCTATATTATACATCTTTTTCATATAAATGTCAATACTTTTATATATTGCTATATAAATATATATATATATAAGATATATGTATATAGTGTTAACACTATATATAGTATATATTATATTCTTTATTATACTATTAGTACTATATATTATAAAAGGGCAAAAAGTAATTAGTTTTTTTATCTTTATAAAGGTTAATACTTTTATATATATAAATGTAATGTTCTTTATATGTCTATATTTCCTAGTTATCATATTGTGCAATAATGAAACTAGACGCCCCTACCAACCCCCCTATATAGACTGGAAATATGCCCGAATTACCCCCTCTCCCAACTTCAACAAAAAATTCAAGAGGGAAAAATCCCATCCCCAACTAGAGCAAAAATTTCAAAAGGCAAAAAAGTGTGGTATAATAGAAGTGAAGGTAAAGAAAGATGAAAGAGATAGGAAAGGTAAAGATAATAAATAGGGAGTATAGGATATATGGACATGAAGAATTAAAAGAGATAAATGAGGCATATAATAAAGCATGTGAAGAATGTGAGATAGAGGAAAATAAGGGAAATAGGGAAGTAGTAGATGGCTTTTGTGATTATTGTAAGAAAGAGATACATGTTCTAGTAAGGAAAGATAAGGAATATGAAGAAGAAGTATTAAGGCATGAAGTAACACATTGTTTGCTATTTCAGATGGGGTATTCGTTTCATAATGATGAAGAATGGGTAGAAAAGATAAGTAAGATAAGTAAGGTACTAGAAGATACGATAGAAAGTATTGACAAAATAAAAACAGAGTGATACAATGAAGGTGGATTGAGGAAGAGAAGTAGAGGCTTTCTTAATCTAACAAACATCACACATCAAATAAGATGTATCTCAGTGTTACTTCTCGTAAGTAGCACAGAGTAGGTATATTAATTTAAGTAGCAGATATTGAGGAATAAAACTAATTGTTTGAAAAATATGAAGTACAAATATTTTAGATTAGTGTAGAAATTGAAAACGACTCAATGGTACAAGTGCGAAACTTGTATGTATCTATTCTGTGGTGCTTAAGAAAAAAGCACTAGCCCCTTTTTATATAGAAAGTTTTTTATTTTCTAATGTGTTGTGTTTAAAATTGTAAACTAAGAACTTTTTTTGACCAAAAAACTACACTGCTTGTTATAGGCAGTGTGCTGAGATGTATAAAAAAACGAGCATGGAAGAAAGGTTTTCATTCTAGAAAGTTTCTGTAGAGGTTTGAGTCCTCTGAAATCCATTATATCTTGGCACAGTGCTTATGAATAACTCTAAATGCACACTATTTTAACCCCCTTTATTGAAAGAGACTTTAAATAAGAGTCTCTTTTATTATTGATAAAGGGAAATTAAAGTGATATAATAAAGATGTAAATAAAGGGATTGTGATGCCAATGAGAAGAAAAGTAGAAAATAAGGAAAAAGATTAGGTGGAAAAATGTTAATGTAATGTTTTTTTGCCTTTTTTTTAAATAAAGAGAAGGAAAGGAGAAAGTGATGGATGATATTTATAATGAAATAAGGAAGGCAATGTTCAAGAATGTTGATGAATTATATCAAAATAGGAAGAAAATAAGGAAAGAATATCAAAATTTAGAAGAATATGCAAAAAAAGAAGTGTATAAGTGGTGGTTTTTCTTCTATTTGTGTCAATTAAAGAACCCTTTGAAGGAATTATTGTGGGATTATTTGAATAATAGAGGGAATGAACAAGTACTTGCAAATGAATATAAAAACTTTTGTGAAAAGAGGAAAATGCTTTATCCCCCTGAAATTGACAAAATAGACTAATTATAATATAATTATCGCAGTAAGATATACCAAAAAGGAGATAATTATATGATACATACAATATTAACAACAGCCATAGGGAGCATTACTTCTTTAATTATAGGATACTTAATAAAATGCCTTTCTAACTATAAAAAAAGAGATGATGTTCAAAGCAAAGCCCTAAGAAATATACTTAAAGGGAATTTAGTGAATCAATTTTATGTTTATGAAGAAATAGGAAGTGTTCCTAGATATGTTAAAGAAGCATGGTATGATATGTTTGAAAGTTATACTGAATTAAATGGGAACAGTTTCGTTAAACATGATATCGAACCGAAGTTTGCAAAACTTACAATTAAAGATTAGTTTGACTTTTAGAAATAAAAGGTTTATAATATGCTGCAAAAAGGAGGAAATATATGGGTAACACTAGAGATTTTAAAGAAAATTCTGAAGAAAGTTTAGCGATGGAACTTTTAAAAGACTTCAAAAAGCAAAATAAAAGACAATTTGTGATAATATTGGTTTTACTTTTAATGTTTACTTGTTTACTTGGATACACTATCTGGTTATTAAACGATATAGGCACTACAACTGATACAATAGATATTGATGATGTTGATAACATAGATAATTCACATATTAAAATAGGTGATGACTTATGGGAAAGATAAAACTAACTAAAACAACGAAATATCGTAAATCTCAAACTATTAAAGATAAAAACGGTATGCTACATTGCAAATCATGTGGTGCTTTTGTTGGAAATAAAGGTAAAAAGAAGAAAAAGTAATAATTATGTTACGATTAGAACTGACAAAGAAAGAAGCAGAGGACATTAAAAGCAAAGTTTATTTTAGCGAATTACAGGAGAGAATATTTGATTATAGATTAAAAGAATATAGCATTACTAAAATGGCAATGCTAGAAAATTGCAGCGAAAGTACTATTAATAGAGAAATCAAAAAAATCAAGAGAAAAATAAGTAAGGTGATTTAACTATCGCTTTGAAAATAATATGGTATTTTTGAGACACGAAGTAGAGATTATCTACTTCTTTTTTTATTATATAATGAAGTTGTAAAAGAAAAGGAAGTAAATATCTTTAAAATCAGTGATGAAAACTTTTCTTAATGAGAAAGGAGATAGAATATGCAAAAAAATAAATTTAATCAATTGCGATATTACTATCTTCTTTTATTGATGACTTAGAAAGGAGAATGATATGTATAATCCATATAATAATCAGATGTATATGCAAGATTTGCAGGGATTAAGGGATAGGATAGATAGACAGATGCAACTGGCTAATCAAAATCAGCCACAAACTGCTCCTATTACTCAGAATTTCCAACTTGCTCCCAATCAGAACAATGGAATCAAATATGTCAATACTATTGATGATGTGAGAAAAGAACTAGTCTTTGCTGATACATTATTTGTAAATAAGGAATACTCTCTTATGTGGCTCAAGAATGCTTCTGGAGATATAAAGTCATACGAACTAAAGGAAATAGTAGAATTGGACCAAAAAGACCAGAAAATTAAAGAATTAGAAGAAAAAATAAATATGTTGATGAAGGAGAAAGAAAATGAACAATATGCTAACGAAAATGCTACTGGGTCAGTTACAAACAAGAAACCCACAAATGGCAAGTCAAATCAGTAATGCTATGCAAAATGGGGCTAATCCACAGGCTCTAATGAAACAAATGATGGGAAATGTGGATAATAATCAAATGCAAAGTGTATTAAGTCAGGCTAGAAATTTAGGTGTTCCAGATAACATTCTACAACAAATACAAAATACTAGATAGGTATCTATCATCTTCCCTATAATGGGAAAATGATTTGATATATAAAGAAAAAGAAAGGAGAGATATTATGGAAGCAATGCAAACTACAGGAATAATTCCAACAATGGACTATTCCAGAAATTATGATGGTTTTGGAGAAAACTCATGGTTTTGGGTAATAATCCTACTATTTGCTTTCTGGGGAAACAATGGCTGGGGTAATAGAAACAACGGTTTAGAGACAGATATTGACACTAGATTCTTAGAAAGAGATATCTTTAACACTAACCAAAATGTTTCAACTACAGGCTGTCAAACTCAGAGAGACATTCTTGAGACTAAATATAATTTAGGCACTCAAGTATTGGAAAACAGATTTAACTGTTCTCAAAATGCTTGTGCTACTCAAAAAGAGATTCTACAAAATAGATACGATAATGCACTTCAAACTCAAACATTATCTTCTCAAATGGCACAATGCTGCTGCGATTTGAGAGCAGAGGGCTTAGCAAACACTCAAAAGGTAATCGACTTAATTCAACAAGATAAGATTGACCAATTAAGAGACCAAGTTTACACTACAAACCTTGCTCTAAATAATGCAAACTTAACAAATCAAATAGTTAATTCTATAATTCCAAGACCAGCACCTGCATACCCAAGTTGTAGCCCATTCGTTCCATCAACTTACGGATATGGCTGCAATTCATGTGGATGTGGTTCTGCCACAATAATCTAAGCATAAGCCTATTAAAGGAACTCGTAAGAGAATTGCTAATCCGTGGAATCACACGGAATAAAGATAGGCTTAAAAAACCTATCTTTTTTATAAAACGAAAAATAGAAAAAATTCGTTTTATATATAAAAAATACACAATCATTGTGTAAATACTATGAAAAAAACATAAAAATGTACATTATTTTCAAAAAAAATGTGCAAAATTGAAAGGAGAAAAGATAAAATGATAAATTCAGTACAAGAAACTGCTTTAACTTTAGATAGCAACACTTCTAACATCCCTTTTGCTAGTGATGTTGTTAGAACAAGAAGTGCTAACTGCTGTGGTTTTCTTAACCATAGTGTGGGAGGAACTCAATATCAAATAACAAATGCTGGTATTTACGAAATTATGTTTAACACAAATGTAACTTCTGCTACTGTTGGTGCTACTGCTCTAGGTATTAAAGCAAATGGCGAATTATTAAGTGGTACAGAAATGGATTATACTGTTGCTACTGCCAATGTATATGGTAATGTATCTGCTAATAGACTTTATAGAGTTTGTGGTAATGGTTCAGTAACTATTACAGTTGGCTCTCTACCTACTAGTGGTGCTACTGCAACTCAAATCCCTGCTATTAAGAATGCTTCATTAATTATTAAAAAAATTGCCTAGATGAATAATGAAACTAAAATGCCATGGAATTATGATATTTTAAATATCATTTCCATAGCAAGTTATTTATTGTCTATTCAAAACTTACAATTAAACCAGCAACAGACAAGTAATGATGATATAAATAAGCATTTGCAAGACCAAGATAAGATATTGCATGAGCAAAATGAAAGATATTTAACTAAAATAATTCAGCAAAATGAAGAAATACTAACTCTATTGAAAGGAGGAAAGAATGAAAATTAAAGAATACATTGAAAGAATAATTGAAAATGGCAAGTCAGAGGATATGGAAGAACTATCTAATATGCTCGATGAGGCTATTATCAAATTGAAAGTCTTAGAGCCAGAATGCTACGACAAATATAAAATGAAGTTAATGGGAATGGCATACAACTATAAATTTGACTATGATACTGCCTGTGAAATAGTAAATAGTATGAAACCTTTAGGTGAATATTGGGATTATGAGGCTACTAAGAATTTAAAAGATGATTATGATATAGATGATGTGGATTTCTATATAGTTATGAACAGTTTGGTTAATGATTATGGAAAAGTAATAGATAAAGAAGATACCAACACCTATGCTAAACTGGCAAGGTCATTTATATTAGATGAAGATGCCAAAAAGAACAAGGTATGGATATACTTTACTAAAATAGTTAAATAGATTGACAAATTAGTAAAAAAGAGTTATAATTTAATTGCAAGCAGAGGTATTAGATTATGGCACGACCGTATTAATGTCTTAGTTTGCTTTCTTTTAAAATTATTTTATGAAAAAAAAGACTCAGTTAACTAGTCTTTTTTTCTATGTATATTTCACAATGAGGATATTCTCTATTGTATTCAACACGAGAGCCATCAAATGAAGTAACTATTGTATAATTATCATCTTCCAGAACTTTATACTTAACTAAAATATCACATGTAGCCTGCAAAAGATTGGTTAAATCACATCTTCTTCTTGTTTCCATAAAGTATAAAACCTTTAAGTTTATTGGGTAATTTATAGGCTCATCTAATTCTGGCATATAGGCTTTGCACTTTCTTTCGTACTCTTGATAAGGTTTGCTAGGCAAAATCATAGGTCTTCCTCTCACAATCACTATATTTGAGTGATTTTTTTTTGTAACAGGATTTATTGGTATTTCTATCTTCATCTCTTTATTTTCCTTTCTTTATGGTATATAAACATAATATATCATTAATTGACTATTTTGTAAAGTTATGATAATATTTACTTGATAAGTATGGGAGGGATTATTTTGAATAAAACTAAAGAAAATAATAGAGAAATAGTCAATAATAACTTCAATGATTTAAGAGAATTGGAACAATTTTATACAACAGGTAAAGTTGATGATGTCCTTGAAAAAATAGAAAAAAAGAAAGAAATGGTGGTAAAAGAAATCATAAAATATCAGAAAGACCACACTATAAAACTTAAAAATAAAGATGGTAAAACTTATGGAAGTATAGTAAAAATGAATCCATTAGTTATTAATAATTACTTTTTTAAGCCTATAACCTCAATAACAAGTCAAGAACCAATCTATAATGCAGAAAAATTAGGCATGGTTTTTGATTATTATTGCTTTTTATTATCAAATGTCAATGATAAAATAGGGTATTTCCCTAGTTCGCTTACCAGTTTCTGTAAATTAGCAGGAATAACTCTTAACACTTTGAGAGGTTATAAATCTAGTACAGATTATAGTATGAGGGTTGTTGTAGAAAAAATATATGACCAAATTGGGGATGAAAATGTTACAATGAGCCAAATGGGTGTTGTAAAAGAGAGAAGTACAATATTTAAGATGAAATCTCAAAATGAAATCGTAGAAAAGGCACAACCTAACATCAATATAAATATAACTGAAAAACCAGATATGGAAAGAATTGAAGAAAGAATAGGCAAATATAAGAAATTTGCTGTGAAAAAGGGTAATAACTAATGACTGAAGAACAAAAGCAAATAAAGAGTGCTATTTTATCTATACTAGACATTTTACAGAACAATTTTAAATATTCCTATGGGAAAAAGATAAGTTTTGATGAAGTATTCGAAATGATGAACGATTTATATGTTTTGTTCAATAATTTTGAGCAAAATACACAAGAATGTGGCGAATTAGTAGTTAAAAGATATATTCCACTACTGGATTTACTGATAGCAATAGATAAAAACTATAATCATTTGGTTGAATACGAAAAACATTTAAAAAATGCTTATAAATTGGGTGCTAGAGTGTCTTTAGAACACTATATGGTCTATAGGGAATGGAACGAGCCAGAAAAAGATAAGTTTTTTGAGCCTAGATATAACATACTTGTTGGGTATATGCACTACTTACAAGAATTGGAATGCAATCCAAATTTTACCACTTTAATATTTAATGCTCCTTCTGGTTATGGTAAGACTTATCCTAAAAAGATTAGTGAGGCTTGGAGTTTTGGAATAAATAACACTGGAGCAATATTGGCTCTATGTTCTAATGATGATGTCGTTAAATCAGGTTCTAGAAGTGTAATAGATGAAATAAAAAGTGAACAATTTGGCGAAGTTTTTCCTAACATGAAGTGGAACGAAAATGATAAAGATTTCTTCTTAAAAGAAACTGATGAAAAGTGGAAGTTAAAGACTTGTAAACTTCCTTATAGTTATTATGCTAAAACTACACAAGCCAATGTAGTAGGTTCTAGGGCAAGTAAATCTATACACATAGATGACTTGTATCCAGACTATAAGGAGGCTATGAATCAGGCATTAAATAAATACTATTACAATAAATCTATAACAGTATGGGAGAAAAGATTCGTTCAGAACAAAAAGCCAAAGGTTTGTATAACAGGAACTTTATGGGCTAGTGGAGACTATATTGATTTAAAAATCCAACAATTGAAGAAAGAACATAAATTCTTTAAGCATCCGAAGTATCCATATACATACATAAGTGAGGACAAATCTTGTGCAATAATCCAAGTACCAGCCCTAGATTATGAAACTGGAGAAAGTACTTGTCCTGAATTGAAATCAACATCAGAATTACTAAAAGAAAAGGCTAACATGGAAGAATACCTATGGGAAACAAACTTCCAACAAAAGCCTACAAATCCTGAATCGTTGATATTTAGTTATGATAAGTTAAGAACATATAGTACTGTTCCTGAAAGTGACTACAAAGGTACTTATGCCGTAATAGATGCTACCAGAAAAACTGGTAAAGACTTCTTTGCGATGCCTATATTCAGGAAAGTGGCTAATGATAATTTATTTGATTACTATTTAATAGATGCTTTATTTACCAGAACTGCTACAAAAGATATGTATAATGATATTGTTGATAAGATAATTGAAAATAACATAGTATTTATGGTAATAGAGTCGAATGTAACCAGCGAATTAAAATCAAATGTAGAAAGAATATGTAGGGAAAGAGGTATTGTACCTCCAGAAATAATTGAAAAATACAATGTAGAAAATAAATCAGCCAGAATAACAAATGAAATGCACCTTGTAAAAAAAGTCTTGATTTTCCCTGACAAAACAATGTATGGAGTAAATACTGACATAGGTAAATTCATGGGCAATTTAACCACATACAATTCTGATGGGCAAAATGCCAACGATGATGCTCCTGATAGTGCTGCTTTATTCTGTAGCGAAATTATAGAAGAAAATAGTCAACCACAGGTGGCAGAACCTGTACCCTTTATAAGGGAACTCCTTTAAAAATGGGTAAAAGTTGACAAAAAAAATAAAATGTTGTATATTTCATATATGAGTAAAGATAACAAATCAGATAGGAGTTGAAATATGAAAACAATGGGTAGAAGAACAATTTTTGCTAACTATACAGAAGAACAACTTTTAACTGGAACACCAAAAGAAGTCGAAGCAAAAGTACTAGATATATTGGACAATAGTATTGGTCTTCATGATGAAAACAAATCGGAAATAATCTACTTGCAAAATTATTTGTACGGAGACCAAGATATAAAAAATAAAAAAAAGTACACAAGAACAGATATCAACAACAAAGGTGTTGAAAACTGGGCTTGGGCTTTCCAAGATTGGAAAAAAGCATTCTTGGTAGGAAAACCAATACAATATGCTCCTTTAGATAATAAAGCCAACGAAGAAATAACGAAGTTAAATAATTATGTTAATTATGAAGATAAAGACCAATTAGACCAAGATATGTATGAAGATATATTTACTGTAGGAAGAGGATATAGATATGTTAATTCTAGCCCAGTTACAGAAGATGATGAAGCCCCTATAGAGTTGTTAAATCTTGATGTAAAAGATACTGAGGTTGTATATTCTAGTTCTATAAGCCATGAGCAATTACTTGCTTTTGTTCAAGTAAGCAAAAAGTATATTGTTCAAGAAGTTGACCCAAACACTGGGGAAATGGTTTCTGTTGATAAAAGATACAATGAGTACAATGTCTATACAAGAAATATGCTTTATCTAATAAGTGATAAAGATGGTCCTTTAAAAATAATAAATAAAACACCTATAATTCATAATATACACATAATAACTGAATATTACTTCAATAGAAAGAGAATGAGTGCTTTAGAAATTTGCAAAGATATATTTGATGACATAAATTATGTTGAAAATTTAGATAAAGATGATATAGAATCATTTGTTAATGCAATAATGGTATTTACAAATGCAGAAGTTGATAAAAAGTCAATGGATGCCATAAAAGAATTTGGTGCTGTTTCAATAAAATCAACAGACCAGAAAAAAGCATCTGTAGAATTACTTCAGTCAAGATTAAAATCTTTAGATACTCAAATATATTATTTAAGAAAATTACAAGCACTGCATAGTATCTTAAGTGTTCCACAGGCTAGTCAAAATGGTGAGATAAGTAATGCAGAAACTGGTAAGGCTGTATTAACTGGACAAGGTTTCACTAGTGCTAGTGTAAGAATTGAAAATGAAGAAAAATCATTTAAAAAATGTGATAGAAATTCATTGAAAGTTATTCTTAAGATTTGTAAGAGTATTAATGATAGTGGCATATCAAACTTAAAAGTAAGTAATGTTGATATCAAGTTTAGTAGAGACTTAAGCGACAATCTACTAAATAAGACTCAAGCATTGATAAACTTAACTACTGCTCAAATACCACCAGAGATTAGGAATGCTGTTATTGGATTATTTAGTGACCCTGTTAGTGTTACAAGACTTCAAGAACAATACATTAAAGAAAGAGAAGCATTAGCAAAACAAATAAACGATACCAACAACGATAATTCAAACGAAAATAATCCAAATGAAGTTAATGAGCAAAACAACAAATTGCAAAAAGTTGAAGAAAATAATAATCAAGGACAATAAGTCCTTCATTGTCGGATGGTGAAATGGTAACACAACAAATTTAAAATTTGTCATTTATTGGTTCGAGTCCAGTTCCGACAGCCAAAACTAAATATAATCTCTTTGACTGGGTTAGGTCGTAAAATATAACTGTTAGGAGGAGATAATATGAAAAGAGAAGATATTAAGAACATATTAGGAGAAGGTGCTACAGAAGAGCAAATTACAAATTTACTAAATGCTTTTCACAATTCGAATAAAGAAGAAAAAAACACTATAACTGAATTGCAAAGTAAAATTGCTAATATGAGCGACTATGATAGCATTAAAAATCAATTAGATGAAATAAACAAAGCCAAAATGACTGAACAAGAAAAGTTAGAAGCAGACAAACAATTAACTGCTCAAAAGTTAAAAGAAGCAAATATAATTTGCAACACTGCAAAAGTAAAATCAATACTTGCTGGAGAAAATGTTAGTGAAGAACTATTAAAAACTTTAGTAAATGATGATGAAAATGTATCTGTTGCTAATGCAAATGCTTTAAAAGAGGCTTTAACTAGTCTAAAAGATACAGTAGAGAAGCAAACTAAAGCAAGTTTGGTCAATACTGATTTAAAGCCTAGTATTACTAATGTCAATCAAAATGAGGATGTAATGACATTTCAAAAGTTTGCTGACCTTAGTGCTGAAGACCAAGAAAAATTCATTAAAGAACATCCTGAAGAATATCAAAAATTTTAAAGAAAAGGAGAGATAATTTATGGAAAAATTTAGAGGTAAGATTTTTAATCCTGAAGTTTTTGAAAAATATTTAAAAACTTTAGAGAGTACAAAAGAAAACTCACTAATCAAAAATGGTCTATTTACACCAGTAAGTAAATACAAAGTAAGAATGGCAGAACAAACTGGAGGTTATGCTGTTTTAGAACCAATCAAAGGTAGAATTGGTGGTAATTCAGTAAACTATGATGGAAACACAGATATTCCAAAAGGCTCAGAGAGAGATACATTCTTCCAAAGAAAAATTTGCTATGGTAGAGCAAAGGCTTGGGGAGAATATGATTTCGCTGCTGACATCACTTCAACTAACTTCAAAGCAGAGGCTGGAGAAGTAAAAGAATATTGGGATGAACAAAGACAAATGGTTGTTTTATCAATCTTAAAAGGTATATTCTCAATGACTGGTGGTGTTGATGGTAAATTCGTTGAAAAACATACTTACCAAGTAGCAGAAAACTTATCAGCAGATGCTTTAAATAGGGCTTCTCAAAAAGCACTAGGAGATAAGAAGAGCAAATTAGAAATTATGTTTACTCATTCAATGGTTACTACAAACTTAGAAGGATTAAACTTAATAGATTTCTTAAAATATACTGATAGCGATGGTATTGAGAAAGACTTAACTATTGGTACTTATAATGGTAAAATGGTAATCGTTGATGATGATATGCCTACAAGTGATGTTGCTGCAACTTATGTTAAATCAACAGATGAAACAGCAGATGCATCAAAAACTTACTACACAAGAACTGGTGCAGGTTCAACAGCATCACCTTATGTATATTCTGTTGTATCTAGCCCTGCTGCTAATCCATCAACATCAAATTACTATGAAAAAACTGCTGAAGGATACACTGAATACACATCTTACTTATTCAAGAGAGGATTCTTCGAATATGAAAACATTGGTGTTGAAACTCCTGTTGAAACAGTAAGAGATGCTTATGAAAAAGGTGGAAAAACAGACATGATTTCAAGAGTAAGAGAAATGATTGTTCCAACATACATTTCATTCAAAGGAACTGGCACTGTATCTCCAACTAATGAGGCTTTCGCTACTGGTTCAAATTGGGAATTAGCAAACAATGACAAATCAGGTGCTGAAAAAGTTTATGTTGATGATAAATTAATTCCTGTTGTAAGAATAATTTCAAGAGGATAGTAAAGGAGAGATTAACTTATGGATAGTGAGAAAATTGACTTATTAAGTGAAAGAATAGAATATAATCAAAACATATTTAAAAATAAGGGTACTTATGAAGATGTGTTGAATAGATTACTTGATGATAGTAAATATATTGCACTATCCTTAAGATATCCTTATCAAGATTATTCAGATGAAGAATTACCAAAAAAATATACTAACTGGCAGTTAAGATGCTGTGTAGAAATATATCAAGGAATCGGAAATGAAGGCATCAAATCTTATTCAGAAAACGGATTAGCATGGACTAGAGATAGTGCATACATTTCCAACGAACTAAGAGGAGAAATCGAACCTATGGTAGGATATATAAAAGTTAATGAGGAGGAAGTGTAATGTCAAAATTTAATGCTCCTAATTCGATATTCAGTAATTGGAATAAAGATTTATATATCGCTAACAAGGAAAAAGAGGAATTTGATGATTATAACAACAACTTTCCTACATATAAAAAACCATTCTTTTTTGGTAAGGTCAATTATCAACCATTAACTGGAAAAAATTTAGAGGCTTATATGAAAGCCTTTGGGGAAACTCAAAATAGTGTAATTAGTGCTTTGATAGACTATACTGATGATGGTAAGTTTAAAAGTTTTGACTTGGCTTACTTATACGGTGCAAATCCAAATGGAGAAAAAGTTTATGGGGAAAATGCTAATTACATTGTAAAAGCATATAAACCACAAAATACCAAAATAATGGTGTTATTTGAAGAAATTGTAAAGGAGGATAACGATGGAAATTCTTAAAGTAAAAATCAGAGACAAAAAAACTGGTGCAATAAAAATGGTTAAGAAATCTTTGGCTGATGACTATATAGGAACAAAGAAATTTGAATTAGTTCTTGAACCATCAACTAAAAGAGATGAGAGCCAAAAAGTAAATATGAATAAAGAAGAAAGATAGTAATGAAATTTAATGTCGAAGCAATTAATCTGGAAGGATTAAATAAGCATATTGAGTATGTAAATAAAATGCTAAATATGAAAGAGGATGAAAAATTCCAAAAGTTCATTCAGGAAAAGGTCTTAGAATTAGCAAAAAAAGTAACTGATGAAAGGCTTACTGGAGGAACTACTAATGATGAGGAAATAAATTTATATAAATCAAGTCATCATATACAAGAGGAAGCAGATGGTTTTATCTTATATAATGATGCCAAAATTGATGCAAATGCTATAGATATTAGTAATTATCCAAATGGACAATTTAGCATAGCCTTAGCATTTGAATATGGAGTTGGAATAACAGGAGAAGGAACATATCAAGATGATTGCTTTACTCCTTGGGAATACAATGTAAATAATTATAATTTTGGTTGGTATTATACCAAAGATGGTAAAACAGAACATACTTTTGGATATATGGGATTTGAGATTTATAGAAATATTTCAATAAAGGTCCAACAAAATTTAAGTGGTTGGGTTAATGAATACTTTTCTAAGAAAGTTTGAGGTGTTAGCAAATGATTGATATATATGAAGAAATTTTTGATGATTATAAAAAATATATTACTGAAAACTCAGAATATAGTCCTAAAGTTTTTAAATATAATACTAACACCTCTACCTATTTCCCACTTATAACTTTCATATTAGCGAATAATATTGATACTGACAATTGCACTATAGATAACATTGAATTTTACGAACAACAATACTTCACTATAAATATTTATGCAAAAAATAAAAACATTGTGAAAGATAACTTGAGTAAGGTTATTGCTTCACAAATAATCATTGATGAATTGACTAGATTAACTAATCAATACTTCAAAGGTTTAAATATGAAAAGGACACTTTGCAGTCCTACTCCAAACTTAGATACATCCGTATTGAGACAAACAATACAATATCAATGTTTGGTTGGAAATGCAAGAAAAAATATAATAAGGAGATGATGAATTATGTTTAATAGCATAGAAGATAGAGCCTTATCAGAACACAGAGGTAGTGCTTTATTAATGAAAAAAGAAAACGGTAAGTACTCTATATTATTACCAGTTGAAGGTACTGGTGAAAACGGTTCTACACCAGCCCAATTAGATAAAACTGCTATAGGTAATGCACAGGCTACTTCAGTTGAAGGAAGAACTGAAAACCCTCAAAAAACAATCCCATTCTATACTCACAGAGATAATATTAATATTCTTGAGAATATTGCTGGAGAAAATCATGACTTCTTAAGATTGTTACCAGACTTTACAGGATTCAAATATAGTGGTTCTGTAAGTTACATGGCTAACAACACAGATGTTGGTTCACTAGAACAAGGTCAATTAACTATTACACCTACAACTAAAGATGAATATGTTGAAAATTGCTTTGATTTAGTAGAAGATACAGTTGTGTTTACAAGTTCAATCGATGAAGTTGTTACTGTAGTAGGAACTGGAACTAAAGTAATTAATGTTACTACAAATCCTTCTGATGCAACTATTTCAGCAACAAGTGACACCGAAGGAACAGCAACTGCTAGTGTATCAGAAAAGGCTGTTACAATTACAGGTGTAAAAGCAGGTTCTGCAATAATCACAATTACTGCTACAAAAGCAGGTTATGCTTCATTTAAGAGAACTGTACTTGTAATAGTAAAAACAGCATAATTAAAAAATAAAGGAAATAGGAGATAATTATAATGAAGAAAAATGAAATAATAGAATTAAATGGAGTAGAATATACTCTTGAACTAAATAGAGATAGTTTTTTACAAATAGATAAAATATGTAATATCAAAAAATCAATGGATATATTAAAAAAAGATTTATATGAATATGTAGATGAAATAGATGATAATTATAATCCGTTTGCCAATCCAGTAAATGAAAAAGATTTGGATGAAAAGGTAGAAGAAAAAAATAAGGTATTACATAAAATTGTAGAAAGAAGTTTCTTTATTTGGATGTATCCAAATCACAAATTGACAATAACACAAGTTTCTGAAATATTAAAACCATATCTTGATGATGAAGAAAAAGCCGAATGGATTGGAGAAAAATTGGGAGAATATTTACAAGAATGTGTTGAAATAAGGCAAGAATATAATCAAGAACAAAAAAACTTGAAAGCCCTAGCCAACTAATAGAAGATACAGAAGAAGATATATTTAATAAATATAATAATTCTTATTACGAATATTATTGTAATTATCTTTTTCCACAAGCAATAGAGTACGGTATGAGTGCAGAAGAATTTTGGAAAGATGACCCTCAATTATTCGCTTCATACCGTATTTCTTTTATAAATAAGAAACAAAAAGAAATGGAAGAAGAAGATTATAAAAGTTGGCTGAGGGGCTATTATATTCACGATAGCAGTAACAAGATAATGATGTCGTTCAAGCAATTTATAAATAATATATTGGCTAGTATTGCAAACAAACCGAAAGATAATACAAAAATAGATACTTATCCTAAAAAACCATATTTAGAATTAGAAAGAGAATATAAACAAAAAGAAAAAAGCAAAAACGAAAAATACAAACAATTTGAAGAATCTTTAGTTTATTACGGAACTCTTAAACAACAATATTTGGATAGGTTAGAAAAAAAGAAAGGAGAGTGAGTATATGAACAATCAAACAGATGTAAGTATTAAGTTTAAAAACAGTGTCACTGGTGAAGAAAAACTCAAAAGATATGCTACAACATTGGGTACAATAAAATCCCTTTTAGATGGTATGGATAAAGGCACTATAAAACAACTAGAAAACGGAAGCAAAGGATTGTCAGATATTAAAAATGGTGTAAAAAAAGTCACAAAAGATACAGACAAACTAGGAAAGCAATTGAAGACAGCCTTTGATATAACTGTAATAACTAAATTTAGTAAAGCATTAGGAAATACATATAGAAATATAGTAAAATTTACTAATGCTAGTATGAATTATGTCGAATCTTTAAACTTATATCAAGTTGCATTTGAAGGAGATACAAAAGAAGCAGACAAATTTATAAATAAACTTTCAGAAATGTATGGTCTTGATGAAAACTGGCTTACTAAGACTGTTTCTATGTTTAAGCAGTTATCAAATGCAATGGGATTGTCTGCAGATACAGGTAAAAAACTTAGTAAGGCATTAACCCAATTAAGTATAGATACCTCTTCATTATATAATATAGAACCATCGGAAGCAGTTTCAAAGTTTAGTTCTGCATTAGCAGGACAAACAAAACCTGTAAGGTCTTTGGGAGCAGATATAACACAAACAACATTGCAACAAACATTGACAAATTTAGGGATAGACAAATCTATAGTAGATTTGTCTTATGCAGAAAAAAGATTAATAATAGTAATATCGTTAATGCAACAATTATCTAAGGTAACAAATGACTGGGGAAAGACAATAGAATCACCAGCCAACCAAACTCGTATATTGAGTGAGCAATGGGAAAGATTAACTCGTGCTGTTGGTAATATATTTTTACCAGTATTAACTAAAATCTTGCCTTATTTAAATGCAATATTAATGGTATTAACTGAAATAATAAATGCTATTGCTGCTCTGCTAGGATTCAACATAGAAGATTTTGATTATGGAGTTGGTGTAAGTACAGATGCCTTAGATGACTTTGCTGGTGAATTAGATAATGCTACTGGTAGTTCAGAAAAACTTAAAAATTCATTAAAAGGTTTAAGGTCATTTGATAAGTTAAATGTAATAAAAACTCCTACAGATGATGGAACATCATCTGGTTCTGGAACTGGAATTAGTAGTGATATTCTTGGAGCATTTGACAAGACTTATGCTGAGTATATGTCTAAATTAGAAGATGTAGAAATGAAAGCCACAAGAATAAGAGACAGAATAATGGAATGGTTAGGTTTTACAAAAAAAGTTGATAAAGAAACTGGAAAGGTAAGTTTTAAATTTGACCATATAACAGGAGGCACAGTTCTTGGTGCTTTGGCTGTAGGTGGAGCAATATATAATGGTGTCAAAACAATATTTAAATTGTTAAACAAAATTGGTCTTATAGATTTTACTCTTCCAAGTATTGGAAGTTTAATCGGAAAAGGAGCAGAATTTACTGGTTTAACTGAATTGCTATCATCAATATCTGTCGGATGGGAACTAATAGCAGCAGGAGAGGCTTCTGTTGGTAGTGTTATTACAGAATTAATCTTGCCTGCATTAGGAGAATTTTCATCGGCATTGGGTGGTATAGTGCTTGTTATAGGAGGTATAGCATTAACATTCAAAGGAATAAGCGATATAATAAAAAATGGTTGGAATTTTGATGCAATTATGGAATCTCTTGAAGGAATAGGATTGATAGTTTCTGGCATTCTGATGTTTATAAATCCAATTGCTGGTTTAATAGCATTGGCTGTCACTGGTTTAATAGCATTAACTAAAGTAATAGTTGATAACTGGGATACAATAAAAGAAAATGTCATAAATCCTATTGTAGATTTTGTAACATCTATAGCCACCACGATATATGATAAAGCAATAAAACCTGTTATAGATTTCTTTACTCCTATAGTAGATGCTATAGTGTCTATATTTACTACTATATTTAAAAATATTGCTGATATAGTAACTGGTGTAGCCAATGCTGCTTGGTCTATAATAAAAAAAGTAGGTGAAATACTTGCAAAAATAGTAGAAATATTTGTGGCATTAGCAAAAGCATTTTATGACTATGTAATAAAACCTGTATGGAATAATTATATAAAGCCTGCCTTTGAGGCTATATATAAAGCAGTTATAAAACCTATTGTAGATTTGTTCAAAAAAGTAGGAACATGGTTCTACAATAATGTAATAAAACCTGTATGGGATAAAATAGTATGGCTTAAAGATAAAGCCGTTAGCATTTTTAAATCAATTGGAACTACTGTAGTTAATTTCGTTGGAGACAGTATAAAATCTGTCATAAACGGTGTTTTAGCAGGAATAGAATGGACTATAAATAAGTTTATATCTATGTTAAATGGTGCTATAAGATTAATAAACAAAATCCCTGGGGTAAATATTACACAAGTAGAAAAGTTATCAATTCCAAGATTAGAAAAAGGAATGGATTTTGTTCCTAAAGATTTTTATGGACCTGTATATCTTGACTATGGAGAAAGGGTTTTAACCAAAGACCAAAACAAAGATTATATAGCCAATAAAAATGTTGGAGATAATTTAAAGGGAATGTCATATAGTGGAACATTTAATATTTATGTAGGCTCAGAAAAAGTAGCCACAACTGTTTTAAAAGAATTAAAAAACATGTCTAAAAGTAATGGGAAACCTATAGAAATAAGAGCATAAGGAGAAGTGATAAAAATGGATTATAGATATGATACTGTATATGTTAATGGAGTTGCTTTTCCTTACACTCCAATTCATGATGCAGGACAAAATGATTTAGATTTAGATGCTTATACAAATACAGCAGGGTACACTGTCAGAAATAGAGTTAGACACGATGTTAAGACATTAGATTTCAACATTCCAACAATGACAGGAGCAGAACTTAAAAAATTATTAGAATTGAGAGACCCAGTTTGGTTCAATTGCACATTTTTTGATGAATCAGAATGGGCAATAGTTACAAAAAAAATGTATTGTAGTAGCCCAAAATACACAAAATATTATATAGACAATAGCAACCCATTAAATAATATATACCAAAATGTTCAATTTGGTTTTGTAGAGGAGTAGTGATACAATGGCTTTTACAAGTTTTAAAAATTGTACTAGAAAACAATATGAAGAAGAAATTTATGGTCAAGACTACCAACATAAAATAAAAATAACATTTGATGGAACAGAATTAGAAAATGCTGATAGATATTGTGAAAAATTTACTGTTAAACCTAGAATAGTTCCAAACGGAGAAGAAACATTTAGTCTAAATAATTTTGTATCAAAAGAAGCAGAATTAATATTGCATAATGTAGATAGTAGTTTAATAAAAGGTCAAGTATCAATTTCAATAGGAACATATATTAAAAGTGTAAGCAAATACGAATATGTTCCTATTGGAATATTCAATATTCAGGAAACACCTACAACTGACCAAAATAAAATTACTATTCAGTTAAGAGATAACTCTGTAAAGTTTGATTTTAATTATAATGCTAAGCCATTGATGGACAAAAACGAAGGCAAAGCAACATTAAAACAAATATTTAATGATATATGTACTCAGGCAGGTGTAGAAACAGATATAACTACATTTGCTGGTGAAAATAAAGTTGTAGGAGTTTATGATAATACAATAACAGCAAGAGTTTATATATCCAATATAGCCGAAAATTCTGGCAAAATAGCAACTATAGATAGAGATGGAAAATTGATATTTGTTGATTTATTAAATTTAACTACATGGACCATTCCTTTAAGTGTTGTCGAAAAATACGAAATAGGAACTAATTTCAAAATTGGTAAAGTAGTTTATGAAAGTGGAATAATAAAGTATGAAAAACCAGAAAATGGAACTGATGATACTTTATACATAGATTCTTCTAATCAGTATGCTGATGAAACCACTGTTGCAAATGTGCTACAAGCAACACAAGGATTCCAAATTGTTTCTATGAAAACTGGCAAGATTTTAGGAAATCCTGCGATAGATGGTTATGATTTGATATCCATAACTGATGGTGAAAATACCTATAAAACTTTAGCAACTCATCAACTTGTTTATAATGGAACTATGATTCAAACATTTGAAACTGAAATCAGTGAAAAATTGAAAAGTGAGAATGTAACAAAGAATAGTGAGCCTACATTTAAGAAGTGGGCTAGAACAACAATAGATGCTGTAAATGCTGAAGTTAAAATAACAACAGGAAAAGTAACCACTGTCGAAAATACTGTTAATAATAACTACAATGAAATAATAGGGAAATTTGGTGATTATGCTCCAAAATCCGACTTAATAACAATAGAAGAAAGTGTAACTCAGTTACAGACAAATACATATACAAAGACTGAAATAAATACCAAATTAACAGATGGTAGTGTAACAAAAGTAAGTACGACTGCTGGAACATTTGATGAAAATGGTATGACTATTGAAAAAACTAATGCCAAAACAAAAGGAAATTTCAATGAAAAAGGTGTAACAGTAATAGATGCTACTGGTAGTACGAATACCGAGTTACTATTTGCAGGTTATGATGAAAAATTAAATGAAACTATTGTTAGAACAAAAAATATAAATGTAACAAAATACCTTACACTAGGAAAAAATTCAAGAATGGAAGATTATGTAGATGAAGACAATGAAGATTGTACTGGTGTATTCTGGATTGGAAATTAGGAGGTAATTTAATATGGCAAGAATATATGGTAGTACAAACAACTCCAATTGGGGCTTGTTTGTAGATTTAAATGAAACTAGTTATAGTGTAGGAAACAATAATTCAAATGTAAGAGCAAGTGTATATCTTTACAGAACAAGTAGTGCCAGTTATTATGGTGGTTCTGCCACTATTGGTGTTTCTGTAAATGGTGAATATAAGAGTACAGGCTTCTATCCTAGTTATCCTACAAATATTGGTGTAGGTGAAGGTAATGCTCATTTAGTAGCGACTTTTGATTATACTGTTCCACATAATGCTGATGGTTCAAAGACAGTAAGCATGAGCATGAGTTGGTCAGCAGACTTCTCTCCAAGTAGTGGTTCTGCAAGTGGAAGTATATCTTTAACTAATATTCCTAGACAAGCCAACATAACCTCTGCTACAGATTTTACTGATGAAGAAAATCCTGCTATTACTTATGAAAATAAGGCAGGTAATTCGGTAAGTTCTTTACAAGCATGTATAAGTCTTACGGGGTCTGCTGATGATATAGAATATAGAGATATTTCAAAGACTGGTTCGAGTTACACATTTGAGTTAACTGATTCCGAAAGAAATATATTAAGAAATGCAACTTTAAGTGGTTCTACACAAAGACAAGTTATCTTTTTCGTTAGAACAGAAATAGGTGGCAACACTTTTTATTCTACACTGACTAGGACACTTACAATTGTAAATTGTAGTCCAACAGTTACTGCAACTATCGAAGATATTAATACAGCAACACTTGAGATAACTGGTAGTAGTAGTACTATAGTAAAAGGTTATTCTAAAGCAAAGATAACTCCTACAGCAGCAGCAAAAAAAGGAGCATCTATAACTTCTATAAAGGTTAATGACACTGTAGTTAGTAAAGAAAGCATTGAACTATCAGGAACTAACAAATATGAAGTAAGAGCCTATGATAATAGAGGACTGGTTGCTTCTAAAGATTTGGTAGGTGGTACTGACTTCACATTCATAAATTATATTCCATTAACATTTAGTGGAACACTAGAAAGACATACTCCTACTGGGAATCAATTGGATTTATCGTTTAGTGGTAATTACTTTAACGGAAGTTTTGGTACTACTGATAATTCATTGACAATTAAGTGGTATTGGAAAGAAAAAAATGCTGCCGAGTGGACTCTAGGTGGAACACTTGTAAAAGATACTGATTTTGTAATAAACAACAATGTATATCATAGTGGAACAGCAGAAGAAGAAACAAAGATATCTTTAGGAAATATATTTGACTATAAAAAAACTTATGAAATAAAAATAGAATATAGTGATGCTTTATTAAAAAACAATAGTATAACTTTATTAGGAAGAAAAGGAAAACCAGTATATAACTGGGGCAGAGATTTCTTCAATATAAATGGTGAATTAAGAATAAACAATACAAAATTTATTCAAGAAGAATACAATGAATTACACGATAAAACATATAGTTGTAATTATTTAAATAATTTAAATAATTATTCTACTGATGAAGTTAAAATTGGAAGATGGTATGATGGAAAAATTTTATATAGAAAAGTTTTAAACATTGGAGATTACACATGGGATACAAGGGAACACGAATTTATTCATGGTATTGATAATTTAGATACTGCTGTAGATTTAAAAATAACTGGTTATCTTCCTACTTATACTTGTTGGTATGTAAATTGGGATAATCTAATTAATAATAACTGGACTGTTGATGGTGAAAAAATTTATGTTAAATGTACTTCAAGTGGTAATGATTTTACTAGAGTAGCATTAATTTTAGAATATACAAAAACAACAGGTTAATAATTTGACCAAAACGAAGAAATAATATATAATCATTTTAAGAGAATATTAATCAAAAATAAGAAAGGAGTGATGGTATATGAGTATTTATGTAGTACCTGAAACAAAAGAAATACAAATGACAAGAGGTGATGCTGTATCTATAAAAATAAGCCCCTTGAATAACTATAAATTTCAAAAAGGTGATGTTATAAGAATGAATGTCACAAAAAGAAAAAACAGCAATGCTTTATTATTGACAAAAGATTTCTATATTGATGAAGAATGTGACTATTTCTTCTTAACATTTGATAAAGGAGAAACAAAGATAGGTGACATAATCAATGCAGATACTGACTACTGGTATGAAATCGTATTGAATCCAGACACTAACCCACAAACAATAATTGGTTACGAGATGTATAAAGAAACTGGTGACCCATGGGAAAAGATATTAAAATTATTACCTGAAGCAAATGATGATAATGAAGGAAGTGATAATCTATGATAGAAGCAGTAAAATTAGAAGCAGACATATATCCAGCAGGTCCTAGAGGACTAAGTGCTTACGAAATCTACAAAAAAGAAGGTGGACAATTAAGCGAAGAAGAATGGCTTAAAAGTCTAAATGGCTTAACTCCAACTATTGGAGAAAATGGAAATTGGTTTCTTGGAACTGTAGATACAGGTTTGCCAAGTAGAGGACCAAAAGGAGACACAGGAAGTATCAAGTTTATAGTGGTTACTGAATTACCTACTGAAAATATTGATGAAACTGCTATATACATGAAACCTGTTGAAAAACCAACAGGAGAAAACAAATTTGAAGAACTTATTTATGTTAATGGAAAATGGGAGGATTTAGGTACTCCGAATGTAGCAGTTGACTTAAGTAATTATTATACTAAAGAAGAAAGTGATGAAAAACTATTAGCCAAACAAGATAAATTGTTAGCAGGAGATAATATTGAGATATCAGATGATAATGTGATTAGTGTATCTGGTATAGAATTCCCAATTTATAGAATTCAAACAATTGAGAACTCTATATATACAACAGGTTATACTCGTATAAATGACCAAAGTAAATTAAAAATAACAGAAGAAATAAATAAAGCATATAAAAATGGATTAAATTCAATTGGTTTTATTGTTTCTTCTGGAACCAATAATGAACAATATTTATTTGTGAACAATAATGTTGGTATTCAAACCAAACCTATAAACTATTGGCTTTATTCTATAGACTCTATTCATAACAGATATAACAATGCACAATCATATTCGTTATTAACTTTACAATTAACAATTTCACTATCTTGGACTGGTGATACGTGTAGTTGTACAAGTGCTTTAATATGGAAAGTTGAATTACCCTTATTAGCCACAAATAATTTAGGTAAATACACCCCAACTGGCGACTACAACCCTAGTACCAAATTGTATACAGACAAAACTCATTATGAGAAAATGACTGGTTATGATGCAACTAAAACACAAGTGTTAAAAAATATAAATGGAACATTAACATGGGTTGATGAAGTATAGAGAAAGGAAGGAAAAACATGAAAAAAGCATGGGATGATATAAAATCATTCATAACAGTAACTGTAATGTTACTATTTGCATATTGTATTATTATGCAAATACCAATAGATGATACATTAAAATCAGTGTTAGCAACTGTTGTAGGTTTCTTTTTAGGAACACAAGCAGTAAAAAATAGTAAAGATTAAGGAGGAATTAATATGATAACAGATAACAGACAAATAACTGAACACTTTCATAGTTCGGAGTTCAGATGTCAACATTGTGGTAATATTTACATTCAAGAAGAACTAGTAAAAAAAATGGAGGAATTATTTAAAAAGTTAAATGCAAGTAAGTGTATAATCTCCAGTGGTTATAGATGCAGAGAATACGATATACAAATCGGAGGCTTTGCAGGTCGCCATTCAGAAGGATTAGCAGCAGACTGTGTTTATTATGATGAAAATGGCAACATCATACCTTCTAAGATTGTAATATGTGTTGCTTGGGATATGAAATTGTTAAATGGAATAGCAAACATAGATGGCAATTATTCTCATTTAGATAATAGAAAAAATGGTACTTATTATGGCGATGAGCCAAGAGGCAATTCTAGTATGTGGTCTAATCCATATTCATATTTTGGTGTATCAAAAGAAGAAGTCAGACAATACACCAAAGAGGAAGAACCATCATCAAATAAAGTCAATGCTTTTTATAGAGTAAAAACTCAAAAACATGGATGGTTATCTGAAGTTGAAAATCTTGATGATTATGCAGGATATGAAGGAAGCCCTATTATAGGACTTGCTATGAGAGTTGATGTAGGCTCTATTAAATATAGAGTGACTACAGTAAGTGGAAAAACCTTAGGCTGGATAACTGGCTGTGATATAGATGACTACATATCTGGCTGGGCTGGTAATGGAGAACCTATTGCACTAGTGGAAGCATACTATTTCACACCAGATAATATTAGACCATACCAATATGCTTACTATAAGGTAAATGATTATCCTTATCAAAAAGATTTGATTGAAGGAAATGGTTTTGATGGTTTCGCTGGTGAGTCAGGTGTTACTGCCACAAAATTCCAAATGTATATCGGAGATTAATTTGAGCCTGAAATTTGCCCAAATTCGCACGAAAGATATTCTGATGTATAATTTATCTCGGAATAAATTAATCGTTCAAATTTCAAGGAAGAATTAAGTCTGGTAATGTTTCAAGACAAAAACATAAACACAAATTAATAAGCAAGAAAAAACTTGCTTATTTTTCTATTTAATTATTGACTTCAAATCAATTCAATGATACAATTATGTTGAGGTAAGAAAGGTAGGTGAAAATAGTGTATTTAGCGATTAAAGAAAAATTTAATGGTGTGAATCAAAAAGAGATGGCTAGAGTAATAGGATTAGCCCCAGAAACCATTTGTAGGGTAATAAATGGTAAGCAATTAACAACAAAGGCTTGTGCTTATTGCATCACTAAATATCTGAATAGTGAAGCCGAAATAGAAGAATACTTTACAAGGGAGGTAAAATAATGCAACATTCATTTAATATAGAATTGGCAAAAGAATATGGGGTATTAGAGGCTATTTTACTCAACCATTTATGGTTTTGGATAAAAAAGAATAAAGCAAATAATACTAACTATTTTGATGGTAGTTATTGGACTTTTAATAGTACAAAAGCATTTAGCGAATTATTCCCCTATGCTTCAGAAAGAAAAATAAAATATGCTTTAAAGCACTTAAGAGAAGAAGAAATAATAAAAGTGGGGAACTACAATAAAGATACTCGTGATAGAACTTTATGGTATGCCTTTACAGAGAAAGGTAAAGCCATAGTACAAAATCGCCCAATGGAAAGTTCGTTTTTGTCCGATACAAAGGTCGAAAATGTCCAAGCATTACCAGATATAAAACCAAATATAAACACATATATAAAAGAAAAAGTAGATAATAATAAATTATTATCTACAAAGAAAGAGGAAAAAGACCAAAAAAATGAAGAATTAGTAAACAAGTTAATCGAAGTCTATAACTCTTATGATGTATTTCCAAAGGTTATAGCAGTTACTAAGAAAAGAAAACAAAAAATAAATTCCAGATTAAAAGATGTTGGATACGATAGACTTATTGATGCTTTTGCTCTTGCTTCAAAATCTGATTTCTTAACAGGAAAAAATGATAACAATTGGAAAGCCGATTTTGATTGGTTTGTTGAAAATGATACAAATTGCATAAAAGTATTAGAAAATAAATACAGCAATAAACAAGCGAGAACAATCTATGAAACAATATGATGTTGAAAACTTTTTAATAAGTTGTATTATTCAAAGACCACAATTAATCGAAGAACTATTTATCGACTTAAATTGTTTTAAAAATGAATATAATAAACAGGCTATCTTGTTTATGAAAAGATTTTACAAAGAATTTAAAACATTTGATATATCTTTAATGGTTGAAAAAATAAAAGGTGATGAACAAAAAAGTAAATTTATTTATTATTTTACTGAAATGATTCAAATATCTCCAAGCCCTAGTTTATTTTATTCCTATCAACAACAAATGATAGATGACCATAAGAATGAACTCATAAAGAAAGAAATTTCTAAGATAGATAAGATTGGAATAGATGAACTAGTTGAAAATATAAATAAAATAAACAATGAAACTATGATTATTAAGCAGACTAATAAAAAAACACCTGATGAAATGTTATCCATGATTAGAAACAAAGACAAACTTATTCAATTTGATAGATTTGATAATTTAAATAAAAGGCTAAAAATAAAAAGAAATACTGTAAATATAATTGGTGCAAGACCAAGTGAAGGTAAATCTGCATTAGCACTTAATTTATTTTGCGATTTATCTAAAGAATATAAATGCTTATATTTTAACATGGAAATGACTGAAGAAGAAGTTTATGAAAGAATGTTAGGAATAGAGACTAACATAGCAATAAAATATATAAACAGTCCAGAAACAGAATATCAGGACAAAGTTATAAAAGATGCTGCAAATAAAATATACAATCACAAGTATGAAATCATTAATGGCAGTAAAACTGTTAAATCAATCAAGTCCAAAATAATTAATGAACAGAGAAATGAACATGTAGTAGTTTTTATTGATTATGTCGGATATATTGTTGGTAAAGCAGGTCAAAGTGACAGAGAAAGAATTGGAGAAGCAACAAGGGAATTAAATAACATTACTAAAGACTATGATTGTACTATATTTTTGATATGTCAAATCAACAGAAATGGCTCAGAAGAACCAACCATGCAAGATTTAAAAGATAGTGGAGAAATTGAACAGACTGGAGATACAATAATTTTAATACACGATGCCAATAAAAATGACAATAGTGATATAAAAGAAATCAACCTGTTGATACCCAAATGTAGAGGCTCAAAAAGAAATGTAAAAATACCAGTTGTTTATGATAAATCAAAACAGAGAATGGAGGTAAAAAATGACTTTTACGGTAGAGTATAGTGTTAGGCAAGATTGCTTTCATATAAGCGATTTAACAACAGTCTTAGATACAAATCAAAGAACATCTCTCCAACAAATTGACAATGACTACAGGATAATTGGATTGTTTGATACTTGGGAAAAGGCTAATGAATTTGCTGACACATTCAGAAAAGGAATAGAAACATGCAAAGCAGAAATGAAGGATTAATTGATTTTGCAATAGAAAAATTAACTAAATTACTAATTGAGGAAGATTTTAAAGAGAAAAAGACTAATAAAAAAACATACATAAGTAAGAAGCAAGCCTATAGGGATTTGATTAATCTCTTAAAAACGATTGACAAATTTAATTAATTAAATTATAATAAGGCTATGTTTGGCGAAAAGCAATATATATGAGCATATTAGATTAATAATAAAAAGCCAAACAAAAGTCTAGTATGTTCGTATATGTTGCTTTTTGCTTATCTTAGAAAGGAGAAAATATGGAAGAACTAGAGAAAGAACTAGAAGAAGTAAATAACCGTTTATTTATGCTGGAAATGAAAGATAGATGGGAAAGAGAAGATTACCAATTAAAAAAAGTATTGGAACAACGAAAAAAAGATTTGGAGGCACAAAAGAATGAAAGAAGTTAATATCAATGAAGAAAAAATAGATGTTAATGAAATTGTTAAAATAGAACAAATGCCAAAAGTTTTTTCACAACTAGAAAAAATAGGTGAAATAATAAAAAAGAAAACTTCAGATTTAGATAAGTTAGAATGTACTGAAGCAAATAAGCAAGAAGTTAAAAGTAGAAGAACTGAGATAAACAACACATTAGCATTATTGGAAGCAAAGAAAAAAGAAATAAAAAACAAACTTTTAGAACCATATAATGTTTTTGAAGAAAAATATAACAAGGAATGCAAAGAAAAACTACAAAATGCAAGTAGCATATTAACAGAAAAAATCAATGCTATAGAAATTCAACAAAAATTAGAAAAAGAACAAGAATTAAGAGAATTTGCTGATGAATATTTTAATCATTACATGATAAAAGATGTTGTTAAGTTTGAGGATATTGGTCTTAATATAACATTATCTGCATCAATAAAATCATTAAAAGAACAAACAAAAGCATTCTGTGAAAGAATTTCTAATGATTTAAAATTAATAGATTTGGAAGAATACAAAGATGAAATAGTTATAGAATATTTAAAAAATTTAGACTTTGCTAAATCAAAGATGATAGTTATTGAAAGACATAGACAACTAGAAGAAATCAAAAAAAGAGAAGAAGAACTTAAGGCTCAACAAGAACAAGAACAAGAAGTTGTAGAAAAAGTAGAAGAAGTTGTAGAAGAAATAAAACCACCTGTTGAAATAATAGATGTTGAAGCCCAAGAAGTTGAAGAAATATTTACTGCTACATTTACAGTAAAAACAACAAAAGCAAAACTAAAAGCATTGAAAAATTTTATGGAAAGTGAGGGAATAGAATATGTTTAAAAGAAACAAAGTAATAGGCAAGGCTGTAATAAAATATAGAGGAGACCTTGAATATGATATCAGTGTTAATGGAGAGATTCCTATAACTGCTATA